ATTCCGAAGGTATCCATCTGAGCAGAGTGCCCGACAAGATCCTTGACCATACCCTCAGGGAGCGTTTTGACAATGCTGACAAAGGTATGACGAAGTCCGTATGGAGTGACTTCGGTGATGCCTTGATACTTGCAGTAGGCTTTCAGATGGTGGAGGTAAGTGCTTTGTGGAAGATCGGGGAAGAGTTCATCTCCCGGCTCCAGCGCGGACTGTTTGTCCCAGATCTCCTGCGCCATGGAGCTGAGCACCACATCGCGGCGGGCGTTGTCGTTCTTGCCGGCAGTGATCTCTCCGTTTTCGTTTCGGCTGCGCTGCACGTGGATCACGTTGCCTTTTCGGTCGGATTTGCGGAGAGCGATCAGCTCACCGGGGCGAAGTCCGGTCAGAACCTGCAGGCGGTAGCCGTTGATGAAAGGCTCCGTGACGGGTTTGCCGCGCCATAAGGTTTGGTCCTGCGAGAACAGAACAGACAGCTCCTCCGGCTGAAGGATCTCCTTGCCGACTTTGACAGCCTGCGCCGGAATGATAATGTCTTCTGGGCGGAAGGTGGACAGCTTGGATTTACGACAGAACTTACAGAACGCGGTCATGTCTCCGCGGATATTTCGCAGAGATTTTTTAGATAATCCGCCTTTGGAGTAGGCTCGGTTGATCACTTCCTGCAGCTTCTGGTCGCAAAGAGCGGAGATCTTCACATGCCCGATCGTTGGCTTCACCCAGAGATTCCAGCGGTTTTGTACCGCTTCCCAATGGCTGCGGCTGGTGCGCTGCTTGAGATCTTCGATATAGTTCTCATAAGCTCGCTCCACACGGCAGGAGGTGTCTTCGATACCTTCATCCAGCCAGGCATCTGCTTTGGCGTTGGCTTCTCGCTGGCCGGTTCGGCCGGGCTTGAAGCTGTAGAATGATCGACGCCGCCCATCCTTCTGGACATTGATCTGCCAGCGGTTATGTTTTTCTATCCAGACAGCAGTATTCGTGCGTTTGTTCATGATAATGCCACCTTTCGGGAAATTTTGCGTATGCAGTTGCCAGCCTGCCCGAAAGATGATAAAATAAACTTGCTAAGGGTCGCTTCTATCTGTCTATCGGGTAGGCGGCTATATAATCCTCTGCTCCTGCGCCAACAGGAGTGGGGGATTTTTTTATGTTCTTTTACGAGCTTGCCATCGATGGAGTTCTTCCATAATCTTTTCATTTTCTAAGTCGAAAAGAGATTTCACATGTACACCATGATTTTTCAGCTGATTTTGGGACATGAGCACAATCTTATCAAGAGGGACTCCTGTTCGATACTGATCGATTTCGAATTTGAGGTTCTTGATGCGGAGCTCAATGATGCTGGCGGTCACGCCGTACTCTTGCGCCAAGATATCCTTTACCTTTTCCATGCGAACAGTGTAATCAAGTTGATTATAAACTTCCATCAATCGGGGAATGAAGTGCTTATACGGCAGAAGAAGTTCTGCTGCGCCCTCATTCGCTTGCCATTCAAGAATATCATTTCTTTTATCATTAATTGTGTCATAACATTTAAAAGAAGGACATTCCAAATCACGATGAATAATTGCATGCATCAACTCGTGACCGCAGTAAAAATTATTTTCTTCTGGACTGTTAAGCGCATTTAAGATGATTACTGGAGGATTGTAGCTATCTCCCATTTGCACCATTCCACGAATGCCGGCAGTTTTAAAGGACATGGATCCGACTAAAATTCCTTCCTTGCGACAAAAGTTTAAGCAATCTAAAGGATAGAAGGAATTATCAATGCCAAATCCATAACGAATTTCCTCAACTTTTTTATATAAATCCTTTTTAGTAAAATAAATGCGCATGAAACCTCCGATGTTATTGTTGTCTTAGTCTTTTGATTAACTCGATCGCATCTTTGATATCTTGTGGATCAATACCTTCATCTTGAGCGGTTTTAGCAAAGCTCAAATAAATATCATCGAGTTGGGTCTGAGTTTTTGGGTATTCGGTTGCTTCGGATTCATCGTCAAGTCCCATTAAATAGCTTGGAGATACTTCCAAAACCTCTGAAAGCTTATCTATTACTTCACGCTTGAGATTTACAACGAGTCCGGTTTCGTATTTGTAAATTGCGGCCTTTTTTACACCAACCTTAGCGCCCAATTCTTCTTGAGTCATACCTTTTAAAATGCGTAATTGTTTTATCCTTTCACCTGTTACTCCCATACATTAACCTCCTTGTGTCTTAATCATATCACAAATTATAAAAAAATCAAGAAAAAATGTCTTGACAAGATACTGATTTGTGATATAATCAAAGTATCCCAAAAAGACACTGAAGGGGGTGGAGAAATGAATAAGAATTTATTGATGAGCGTTCTTGCGAAATACGGGCACAATCAATCAGACTTGGCAAATGTATTATGTTTAAGCCTTTCTCGTACTAATGCGAAAATCAATGAAACCGGAGCGCAATTTACGCAGAATGAGATTGCGGCTATCAAAAACCACTATCATTTGACAGCAAAAGAAATCGACTCTATTTTTTTTGCTTCAAAAGTATCTCAAAAAGACACTTTATAAATTAGGAGGACTAATTATGACCCAAATCCAAATTTTCAATAACCCAGAATTCGGCGAGATCCGAACCATCGAAGAAAACGAACAGGTGCTGTTTTGCGGCAGTGATATTGCGAAAGCACTGGGATATGCAAGACCCAACGAGGCTACAACGAAGCACTGCAAGGGTACGCTGAAACGACGTACCCCTACGGCTGGCGGTATTCAGGAAATGCTTTTCATCCCCGAAGGCGACGTTTACCGCCTCATCGCTCACAGTAAACTGCCAGCAGCAGAGAAGTTCGAGCGCTGGGTGTTCGATGAGGTGCTGCCAACCATCCGCAAACACGGCGCATACATGACACCGGAGCAGATCGAGAATGTACTGACCAATCCGGACACCATCATTCAGTTGGCACAGAATCTGAAGGCCGAGCAGGAGAAACGCCGTCAGCTGGAGTGCAAGGTAGAGGAGGACAAGCCGAAGGTGCTGTTTGCTGATGCCGTGGCGACTTCCAAAACATCGATTCTGATTGGTGAGCTGGCGAAGATCCTCAAGCAGAACGGTGTGGACATGGGGCAGAACAGGTTATTCCACTGGATGCGCCAGAACGGCTATCTGATCCGCAGACAGGGCACCGATTACAACATGCCGACTCAGAAAAGCATGGAGATGAAGCTGTTCGAAATCAAAGAAACCAGCATCACTCATGCAGACGGTCATGTATCTGTCAGCAAGACACCGAAAATCACCGGTCGTGGGCAGCAGTTCTTTATCAAGCTGTTTCTTGAGGCGAAAGAAAAATAGACAAGGGAAAAGCAAAAAGGAAGGGAGGACAGGCAATGATCCGCAAAACCAAATTCAATCGGGAACTGGTGAACACCATGTACCAGAAAGACTACGATCAGCCGCGGCTGGCAAAAGCCATGGGCTTCGCAACATCCGGCCCGCTGTCCATGCGTATCAGCGGCAAAACCGAATGGACGCTGCAGGAATGCTATCAGGTCCTCCGGATTCTGGGGGAACCGGTCGAGCGTTTGCAGGTACTGTTTCCACCAAAGGAGGTCTAAATAATGGAAAAACTGATGTTTCTCAGCCTGTTCATCGGGCTGCCAATCGCATGCGGCGAGTGGGATGGCCCATTCTGGGTGCAAATGATGATGGCGCTGAGCTGCTTCCTGCCCTTTCTGAGAGTTTATTTTAGGGAGGTACATAAACGATGATTGAGAACCCGATGGTGCTGTCACAGGAGCGTGCAGACCCGCAGATGCAGCCGTATCCCACAAAACGCTGCTACTGGTGTGGGGAGCTGGTGGAGAGCCACCACGTGAGACGCTACGGTGATCTGGATATCTGTGTGGACTGTGATGCACAGTTTCTGAAAGACAGTGCCGATAGCGAAGATTTTGACGGCTTTGTAATCGCCAACATGAAGGACTACCTGTTGAACTGGTGGTGGCATAGCCTCAGTGAGTTTGAGAAGATGATGCTTCTGCTGAAATGCTACGACCAACGCGCCTGCGCTGAAGCAGACCATCACAAACACGGTCTGGCTCACGACAGAGCGGACTACTGCAGCGAGAAGGAAGACGAGTTCCTTGACTACCTGCGTGACAAGTGGAGGCAGAGACGATGAAAGTGGAACGTGGAGTCAGCGAATACACAAAGCTT